GGAACATTGATGGTGACTGCTCAGATAACTGACAAAGAGTATTATGCTGAATTGGTTGCCAATGACCAAGTTGGATTCTCTATTGAGGGATTCTTGGGATTGAAATTAAGTAATCAATTAAACAAATATAACATGAACAAATTACCTGATGGGGAGCACTTAATCGATGGCAAAATCTACGTTGTTGTAGATGGCGAAATCATTGAGATTAAGGATGCACCAATTGAAGAGGTTGCAATGGAAGAAGTTGCACTCGAAGAAACAGTTGTTGAGGAAGAAGCTCCAATTGTTGAAGATGCAGTTGAGGAAGAAATGGCAGTTGATCCCGCATTGGATGCTGAAGCTATCCTTGCAATCGTTACACCGATTCTTGAGGAGAGAGAGAAAGCAATCATCGCATTGATCGCTGACCTTCGTAATCAAATGGAGGAAATGATGGTAACTGAAACTGAAGTTGAAGCGACTGAAGTTAAATTATCAACACATGACAAATTTAGTGCAGTAAGTAAATTTTTAAACCTTAATAATTAATCAATAAAAAACAAAACAAAATGAGCAGAAAATTAAAATTCGACTTGGACATTGATGCATCGGCATTATTACAAGCAAACAGCGAGGCATTCTATTCTCGTGCGTATTTGAATGAGGAAGTAGTTGATAACTACCGTACACTTCCTGGAGTAAAGTACAAAACTAAAATTTCAACCGTAACTTTCGGTCAAGTTTTACAAGCTGAGAACTGTGGATGGAATGCATCAACTGATGACCTTTCATCAGTAGAAGTTGACGTATGTGGATTGTCAGCAATGGCAGAAATTTGTCAATTTTCTTTGGAGCAATCATTTGTTTCATTACAAATGACTAAAGGTTCTAACGGTGATTTCACTGTTGCATCTTTCATGGACTTCTATTGGGGAGAAATGGCAAAAACAATCGCTGAGAACATCGAGAAATTACGTTGGTTAGGTGACACAACTTCTGAAGTTGCTGCACTTGCATTGTGTGATGGTTATGTAAAAGGATTGGTTGCTGATTCAGCTAACGTAATTGACATCGCATCTCCAATCGCAATCACTCCATCAAATGTTCTTGCTAAATTGGCATTGGTTTACGCTGCAATCCCTGCTGCGGTTATTGCTAACCAAGAAGATTTGAGAATCTATGTATCAACACCGGTAGCTACTGCTTATCGTGCTGCGGTTGCTGCTGCGAATACTCAAGCTAACTTGACTCAAGCATTGGACTTCTCTTACTTAGGTATCAAAATGGTAATGTGTCCAGGAATGGGAACAACATCCAAAATTGTTGCTACGTTACGTGGAAATCTTTTGTATGCATTCGATGCTGAAGGAGATGGTAAAGCATTACGTGCAATCAATCTTGCTGACACAGTTGCTGAGCCGGTTATCCGTACTCGTGCAAACATGAAAGTTGGATTCACTCATGTGAATGGTACTGAGATTGTATTCTACAACTCTGCTGCATAATTAATATTCTTGAGGGGATGAAATACTCCCCTTTTTTTTCAATATTTAAAACAAATAAAAATGGCTTGTGAAAATTTAGAATCCATAGTTAAGTCTTGCGACAACAACAGTGGTGGGATTTTCAAAGTGTACATAAATCAACAAGATAACATTGATACAATCGCATTCGCTGCGGCTCCTAATGAATGGACAATCGATGATATTACTCTAATTGGAGGTGGTGATTTATATACTGAATTTGAAATCCGCAGAAACACCGGAAGTTACACCGAAGATGCAGCGATTGACCTTGTCAATGGTAGCTCATATGTAACTGCAACAATCAGCTTGATGTTCCATCGTCGTGATCAAACTAAGTCACAAGCGATTAAGGTACTTGGTGCTGGTCAACAATACCTGAACGCAATCATCGAAGATGCTAATGGTAAATATTGGTACTTCCCGTATTTACAATTGAGTGCAGTTGGTGAAGGTTCGGGAACTGCTCGTGCAGATGGTTCGAAATACTCAGTGACATTGATTGCGGAGAATGATTTCCTTGCACACGAAGTTGACTCAACTATTATCGCAGCATTGATTGCTTAATTAATACTACACAAAGAGAGCCATCCATATCGGGTGGCTTTTTTTTATAAACATTTTTGATACTTTTCTTAATATAGTAGTATGATTTACATTGATAAAGGTGAGGTGAATTCAATTGTGCTGACTCTAACTGAGGTAAGTACACTCTCGACTCCTTATTATTTGTTCGTTTTTGAGAATGAAATGGATACCACCGATGCTCCAATACTATTCACAACATTAGACACATCCACTTGGAAGGAAAGATTCAACCTCTTCTTATTGGATGAGCCTGTTGATGTTGTGTTGGTCAAAGGACAATACCGATATTCAGTGTATGAATCAGCAATATATCCACCAACATCTATCCAGGACACAACGGGAATCGTTATCGAAGAGGGTAGAATGGTTGTAAGTGGTGCAATACAAAACTCAATCTACGATTAACATGGGATTATTTGACCGATTTAGAACAACAAAAAACGAATCACCTGAAGTAGTGGAAGGATATCAATCCTTTTCAACACCATTCCTCAAGATTGGTTCGGGAAATTTATCTCTTCCATATGTGAATGGAAGGCATCAAACGAGTGGATGGATTCCATTTGGTGAGGCGAATTTATTCCCTTCCATATTGAATCAATTGATATACTCATCACCACTGCATGGTTCTATCGTAGATTACAAAACAAATGCAGTCATTGGTGGAGGGATTGAATTGAGAGCAACAACCTCAACACCTCAAGAGTTACTTGAATTGTACACCTTTGAAAAGAAATCAAAGTTAAAAAAGACAGTTCGGATTACAACTGAACAATTGATTGTCCACAACCGCGTTTACTTCAAACTTTACTTCGATGATAAGATGAAGCTCACTCGTATTGAGAATGTTTCACCGGACAAAGTGAGAAGAGGGCAAAATCCTAACAACTACTTTATTTGTGATGATTGGGCATCAAGAATCGATGTGCGTGATATCCAAAGACATCATCCAACTTGCACTGATAAATGCCAACTATTCGTATATGAGGTTGAGTGTTTAGGTCAAGAGTGGTATCCTTTGCCAAAATATTCATCGGCACTTAACTTTGCATATCTTTCGGGAGAATTAAGTTACTTCGCAAAATCCAACATTCAGAACAGTGTATTCCCATCATTCGCAATGATGTTCCCTAAGCGACCGCAGTCGGAAGAGGAGAAGAATGTACTTCGTGCAACCATCGATAAGATGAAAGGAGCAGCGAATGCCGGTAAGGCGGTTGCATTTTTTGCTAATAGCTCAGACCAATTACCGAAGATTGAAAGCATTCCAACCAATCAGAACGATAAACTATTCCAAGAAGCATCGGGATTGAACACCGAGCAGATTTGTTTTGCTCACACAATAGATCCGATACTGATGGGAGTTCGTACAACGGGTTCTCTTGGCTCAGGTAGTGACATCAAACAAGCATATGTGATATTCGAAAAGAATGTCGTGATGCCATTACGGGACCAGGTGATGGATATCTTCAATGAGATACTCCGAATCGCAAAGGTATCCGCTGACTTCACAATCAACAACTTCCAAATCATCAATGAAACAATCGTTGAGGTTGAGGGCGATGCATCCAAAACTCAAGATGCATTGAATGCTATGAGTCCATTGGTAGCGACAAAGGTCCTCAACACGATGACAACCAACGAAGTTCGTGCATTAGCAGCCTTAGCACCGGTAGAAGGCGGTGATGTAGTTCCAACCTTACAAACACCTCAAGCATAATGTTGTACTTTATAACTGAAACCTACCTCAAAACAAATACACCAATCACTGCCAATGTGGATGTGACTGATGTGACTCCATACATCGCAACTCAAGCACAATTGAGAGTGATGCCAATTCTTGGAACAGTCTTTTATGAGGACTTACTTGAGAAATACAATGCTCAGACATTAAGTAATGATGAGGAAGCTCTTGTTCTATTCATCCAACCGGTGATTGCTTGGCGTTCAGCTGAGGATGCAATCTTCGGATTGACCTACCAATTGAAAAACAAAGGACTTCAGCAACAATTCGGTGATAACTCATCAAGTGTATCACGTTCGGATGTCGCATTCGGAATGGAACACTATGCTCAAAAGGCATCATTCTTTGAGATGAGATTGATTCGATACCTGGTAAAGAACAAAGCGGAGTTTCCTATCTTCACAAGCACTGAGAATCGCGATACTGATTTAAGACCTCAGATTGATTGTCATATGTGTGTAGGAAATTGCTATATGAATGGAACGTGGTCGTGTGGCTATCCAACCGATAACGGTTATAACAATTCAATCTTGGTATTGTGAGGCAGAATATTGTTATAATGATTATAGCTTTTTGGACTGTACTTTCACCGGTCATACCAATGATTTACTTGGCTATGTTAGCCATCACAATTGATACCTGCTTCGGCATTTGGCGATCAGTTAAAAAGGGAGGATGGAAAGCGTTCCAATCTCGCAGATTATCAGATACAATATCTAAGTCATTACTTTACGGTGGTGCGATTATGTTCACGTTTCTGATTGAGAAGTACATCGCAGGAGATATCATTGCTGAGTTCATCTCCGTTGAGCTGATAATGACTAAAGTATTCGCTTTCTTTTGTGTGATGGTTGAGATTAAGTCAATCAACGAATCATATGAGAGTGTTACCGGTAAGAATGTACTCGCAGCTCTTCGCAAATTTATCACCAGGACAAAGACTAACTTAGACGAATTCAAATGACATTGATTGAAAAGTACATAAAGTTCGTGAAGAAATGGGAGGGTGGATTGAGTCGTGACAAATCCGATTCGGCATCATCTTATCCATGTCCAACACCATTCAATGGCAAAACGGGATATCACACGAACGCAGGAATCACGTTCAAAACTTGGGTTTCTTTTTATGGTCCTGAAAACAATGCTCGATTCTTTGCAATGAGTTCTGAAGATTGGTTTAAAATATTCAAGAAAGGTTATTGGGATGGAGTCAAAGGTGATTCATTTACGTCACAAAATATTGCGATATTTGTTACAGGTATGGCGTGGGGAAGCGGAGGCAGACAAGCAATCAAATCACTTCAGACTGCAATTAATCATTGTGGTGTATTGTGCAGTATAGATGGGATAATCGGAAATAAAACGATTAACGCTGCGAATGCTATCAATCCAACTATATTATTTGATGAATTAATCAACGAAAGAAAACGATTCTTTTATGCAATCGCAA